CAACACCCCAGTTAAGGAACACGTTAGTTGCCTGACCACCAATGATCAACAACACAATCTTCTTTAAGATCTTTAATATAAACGCTGACCCAGCATCGATGTGGCTGGTGTAGTATGCAAAACGGAATGAAGATCCGTTGTCATTGTTTCCTGTATACAAACCAATGTAGCCAGGACGAGTAAAATAAAGTAAGCGGTTGTTCGTAGCACAGAAGTTCTTTGGTGATAGTGTCCATGTAGTTGCTTTACATGAACCATCAGGGAGCCTACTCTTTAGATCAAAACAGTATGTGATACCACGAGTAGGTAGTGTTAATAGATAGAAACCATCCTTCTCATAATAGACTGACTTGATCTCTGCATCATTGTTGTTAGCAATCACATCAGAGATAAGATCATCTCTAACATTCCTTGACACATCGAACAAAGGAGCTGACTTCTCTTGAATGATACGACCAAGACTACGTACACCTGTATCAGCTAAGAAGAAGATATCTGATCCTACATCCTGTACTGAATCCCTACTAATACAACCAACACCATCAATAACTTCTACAATCTTTAAGTTAGTGGTAGGATCTTCAGCAGCACCAGAGAAGATGATAATAGACTTCTTACAGAATGCTATGAGAAAGCCGTTAAAGGCTGCTAATGCTACAATACTATCAGTACCATTAGTAAACTGACTCTCTAAGTTAATAGAGCCTGAAGAGCCTCCAGACCATTTAAACCCTTGTAGAGCATCAGACCATGTGATGGTAATTTTATCAGTGGTAGTGTCAGCAACCCATAAACGACCAAAAGCACCTAATACTTCATTAGCTAATGGTACTGTACCTGAATAGCCTGCATGAGCAGACATTAATATAATTGTGTTAGCTACGTGATCATACACTAAAGGATCGTGGTTACGCTGAAAAAAGAATGTATGGTCATTAAAGTCAATGACTTTCCAATCCTGTGCTGTCCACGTAGAACCAGTATACTTCAGTGTCAGTGATGTAGTACCTGAATAGATCTTGTTATCACCAATGCTAAGGATCTCAGTACTACCATCATCCTTGATCACTTGTTTGATAACATAAGGTTCTGTGTTGTTGTAACCAGCAGAGGTATTAACATTGTCCCAACCACGCCTAGCAGCAATACGACCAAACTGATCAATCACTGCATTCTGTGCAACCAAAGCATAGTCTTTTGTTAATGAGACAGAAGAGTCTTGGGTGTTAAGACCTGCAAAGCCAGGAGCTACAATACTGATGGCTTTGAGTTGATCAGCCATTATACTGCTTCCCAGTTTAACTCATCTTTGAAGCGTTCAGCCTCAATAGAGATATAGTTAGCTACAGTCTTGCGATATAACTCTGATTGTTGATCGGACAAACGACCACCATCTTCACCACGTTCATTGATAGCACGAAGATAAGCACCTTGTACGATCACATCCTTTGGTAGCCAAGCATAGTCTAGGTCGTTAACTAAGTCTTCTTGAGGTACTACGCATTCTGCTTTGATAGCGTATACCTGATCTGGTATAGGGAATACATTGATGTTAAGTACACCTGTAGCTGCTGTAGATGGTGCAAAGCTGTAGTAGTAAGGTCTACCAGCCTGTGTAGGATTAACATTCAACAGTGTGTTCATATGATCTTCAGATACTTTCTCTAAGTAGAGGTGAGCACTTGGAAGATAAATAGATAAAACTCTAGTACGTGGATTAGTGCTAGGAATCTCATATTGAGATACGGTACTAGCAGTGTTGATATTCTTTGTCGTACGAAAGATAGCCCAGTTCCAAGCATCTTCAACTTCTCTCTTGGCTTCATTGACCATCTCGCCAATCAACAAAGAGTACGATGATTGACTTACAGTCTGTACTGTAGGTTCACGTACCCTAAGTAGTACTGCATTAACTAGATCCAAATAAGTAGTAGCCATTTCACCACTTCTCCCGATCAGCCCAGTAGGCCGCTGACATCTTACCTTTAGCTATGTTCTTTGCATGACGAGCTTTAAAGGCTTTGTTCCTTGATGAACCTTCAGGAGAACCTTTAACACCTTGTTGTCCGAAGCGAATCGTTTTAACTTGATCACCGTCCTTTGCAACAACAATATGAGATTTCGTAGGATGTTCCGGTGTACGCTTCGGTTTGTTGTACCCAGACACTCCTGCCCTTGCCAATCTAGAGTCTTTCATTTCTTCTTAGCAGTTTTAGCTGCCTCCTTGAAATCTTTAGCTGTTGGAGCACCTTTACTTCCAGGCTTCTTCATCTTTTCACCAGAGCCTTCAGCAATACGCTTACGCTTGGCGTTGATGTTAGCGTACAATCCTGGTTTCACTTGGTTCTCTTTGCTTCTTTGGCTTTCATCATACATTTACCAGCTTTCTTGCACTTAGCTGGAGTAGGACATCCTGGACAGGGTTTCATCATTTCTTCTTTCCTTTCTTCTTAGCCATACCAGCCTCTGATAAGGCAATGGCAACTGCTTGCTTACGTGACTTAACTACAGGACCGCCTTTACCGCTATGTAGAGTACCTTCTTTGTACTCACGCATAACCTTCTCTACTTTAGCTGGTGACTTCTTCATGACGGGTAACCCATCTTCTTTTCTTTAGCCTTCATAGCCTTTGATTCAGTCTTCTCATGCTTCTTCTTAGCCATCGGTGAAGCATACTCTTCTTTCTTCATGGGTTTCTTTTTAGCTTTCATCTTTCTTCCTTCCAAAGATCATTTGTACTGTATCTGTTTCCCATATCCTGATTGCAGTCCATACAATGGTGAGGACAGCAGCCATTGCAGGCAGTAACTCAGCTAGAGTACCTACAACAGTGATGATTGATAGGGCATCACCAACTTGCTTTACATGCTCATCTGCCTGTAAAGCCATGATTAGCTCACTGAATCAGCTACAGAGTCTGCACCGCTGATAGAGTTAGCACCGATGGAGTTGGCTGCTACAACATCAACCACAGGCACTATCCACTGACAAGTCTCTTCATTAAGTACAGCGTCTGGTGTTGGTTGTGGGGCTATGAAAGCGTCACGCGCAGCGTCGTAGGTGTAGCCGACACCGGCAAAATTTTTGCGGAAGTTACCGTTGTAGCTGGTCTGCTTCCAGTATGGGTAGCCACCTGACCAGGTTTGGAGGAACCAAACGCCTTTCCATTCCTGCTCTTGGCCGTTCTGGTCAAGCAGTTCGTTGTTGTGAACAACATGGACTTCAAGCACCACGTTGTTCTGATCTAGCTTTGCAAAGTGAGCCATTACGCCTCCAACTTTAATCCAGTTAAGTTCATTTCTTCTCCAACCATACCAACCGGAAACGTATTAAACGAAAGACTGATTCTTGTGACATCACCTTGCACGTTGGGGACCATGTGCGTGATGCTTGACGGGAAAAGAATCAATCGGCCAGTGAATGCCTCAAACCACCAAGACTCTGAGTTGTACGCATTCCAGTTGTCGGTGGGAAACGTGATCTGCTGCCAGCTGTCTTTGTAGAAGTAAATTCTGTCATCAGGATTGGTCTGAAGATAGTAAACACCAGATACAAACGAATTAGGATGCGCGTGTTTGTGGTGGTATTGACCAGGGTCGCTAAAATTTACCCAAGACTGTGTGATCTTTAGGTTTACGTTGTGCTTTGGTGCTGTCGTAGCCTTGAAGTAATCCGAAACACAGTCTTCAATCCATGACCGCAACGGTGTCATGCTCTTAAGCACAAAGTTGTTCGTTGAGGTTGTGTTGCCCGTGTTAGATCTTGTCTCTAAGCCTTTGACAAATACAACCTCTTCATCAGTCACTGGGCGATTAAAAAACGCAACAGGCAGCGGAAATAAGTTATGGATGTTCATCTCAGAATGTAATGGAGCCGTTACCGGAGAACGCGTAGCGTCTGTATCCACCGCTTACTGAAACTGACGGTGAACCTGTTGTTAATGTAGCTTCGCGGAAGCTGTCTGGGTAAGCAATAATGACGATACCGCTACCGCCATTTCCACCAGCTTTACTTCCATCACCAGATCCACCCCCGCCAGACCCCGTGTTTGTTGCTCCATTTCCCCCAACTGCTGAAGAATTTGTATTAGCTCCATTCCCGCCTATACTTGAACCACCAGTTCCTGCTGGTGATGAAAGGTCACAACCTCCACCGCCTCCACCGGCATAAGTACCCCCGCCAAGTGCTGCCGACGCCGTACTACCAGCCCCTCCGTTTCCACCACCTGAACCAGAACCGGGAGATCCTACTGCGCCAGCACCGCCACCACCGCCACCTCCATACGCAGAACCGGCGCCGCTTCCACTACCGCCAGCATTTCCTTGCGAAGGCGTTGTGCTTGGTGTGTTGCCTGCTCCTGCTGTCGTATTGTTTCTATTACCCCCGCCGCCAGATCCACCAGACCCACCAGCAGGAACTGATGGGAACAAATAAGATTGCCCGTAGGCTTGACCACCTCCAGTTGATGTGACTGTCGTAAATCCAGTACCCGTAATAGAAGAATCACCGCCCTTTGTGCTTGCTGTGGCGCTGTTTGCCATGCCGACTCCCGCTGAACCTACGGTAACCGTCAAGGAAGTAACGCCGCTTATTGACACGCCTGATGCGGTTCTAAAACCACCGGCCCCACCGCCTCCGCCAATCGCCGAACCACCACCACCACCACCCGCAACAACGAGGTAGTCAATTGAAGTGGCAGGTAATTGAGTGAAAGGGGTCGCGCTGACTGCGCTATCCGCTAACCAGCCCTGCGTCGAATCAATATATACAAGAGTGACTGAATTGCCATTTGATGCAATTATTTTGTTTGTAGTTGCACCCTGAATTTTTAATCCGTTTGGATTGATCGTCAGATTGTTAGTCGCAAACGTCCCCGCGTAATCGGTTAGCGTTATCTGATCCCCTGGACTCGGTGAAGCAGGTAGCGTGACGGTAAACGCTGCCGAGGTTGTATTACAGGGATAAGCTCTCCCAGCTACTGCTAAAAAATTAGAATTTCTTACCGGCTGCCATTGCAGCGTCGGCGATGGCGCAAGGTTGAATGCCGATGGCTGCAACGAGTTCATTAGTAGTCTCCACCAAAAGCACTAACGGCTATTGCAATATTTGTTCCGCCAGCGGCAACCGTAAGTCCAGCATAGATTCTGTAAGAAGCAGGGATGTTCAAACCACCTGTTGGTAAAGATAGAGGATACGTTGTTAATGCAGAAGACGATAAGGCGGTAACTGCTGTCGCAGGTATTGCAACTTCACCTAAGAAAATATTGTTTCCAGCGGTTGTGTTAGCTGAGCCATTGTTTATCCAAAAACGAACAACTGTTGCATTGCTTGTGCCAGAGGCTGTTGCGCCGTTAGTTGAAGCTAATCTACACATGATTTGATCTATTCGGCTACCATTTGATCCTGCGGTAAAACATAAAACCATTGCAGTTCCGGCTGTTTCTGTACCGTCAAATGCTTTGGTATTTGTCATTGCCGTGGAAATGATGGCGTTGTTAGAACCAACATCAGGCGTTTGTACAAAAATTGGAGTTGCTGTGACAGGCATGATTAAAATGCTCCGTAAGTATTCGCTAAATAAATATTTGAACCTGTGCTGCTACCGCCATTACTAGCTGTTGCCCATGAAAGCGTTCCAGACCCGTTGGTAGACAGCACTTGACCATTTGTTCCATCTGTGCTTGGCAGTGTCCAAGTAACGTTAGTGCTTATAGTTGCTGGTGCTTGGAAAGCAACCCAGTTACTTGAATCAGCATCAGCAAAACGAAGATCAGCCTGTGCTGGTAGTGTTAGATTGTTTGAATCATCAATCGTTACACCAGAGTTCTGAATCAGTTTACCTGTGGTTGTATCAAACCTTGCTACAGCATTGTCAGTAGAAGATGCAGGGCCAACAACATCACCACTACCGCCACCACCACCTGTGGCAGATAACGTACCAGCAGCAAAGTTTAGACCAGTACCTATCGTAACATTGCTAAAGCCACCAGAGCCATTACCGTATAGGATGGAAGTACCACTGGTTGCTGGTGCATAGTCAGTACCTGATACAGCAGCAGTGAATGCTGAAGTACCATTACCTTTTAAGATACCTGTTAAAGTAGTAGCTCCAGTACCGCCATTAGCAACTGCTACTGTACCAGTGACATTACCTGCGTTACCGCTTATGTTACCTGTGATTTTAGAACCAGCTAATGATGTAATCCATGTTGGATCTGCGTAACTACCACCTGTAGCAACACCGTCAGTGATACCGTAACCACTTAATGTGGTAGGTGTTGATGTAATCTTTGACCAAGCTAATGCTGTTAACCAGGTTGGGTTGCTGTACGTACTTGCTGTTGATACACCATCAGTAATACCATAACCACTCAGTGTTGTTGGTGTACCAGTAACCTTAGACCATGCTAACGATGTTAACCACGTAGGATTGCTGTAGCTACCTGTCGTAACAACACCATTTGTTGCGGTAGCTGCGTTACCTGTGATGCTAATGTTCCACGTACCAGAAGCATCGCTACCAGTTCTACTAGGAACATCTAGATTAGTTCTTGCATCAGCAGCAGTACTTGCTCCAGTACCACCATCAGCAACTGCAAGATCAGTGATACCGCTGACAGATCCACCAGTAATACTAACTGCATTAGCATTCTGTGTTGCAATCGTACCTAAACCCAGGTTAGTCCTAGCTGTAGATACGTTAGCTAAGTCAGAAAGATTGTTAGCTCTAAAAGCATAAGTGGTGTCAGAGCCTGTAGCCGTGACACCTAAGTTAGTTCTTGCTTGTGCTGCTGTTGATGCACCAGTTCCACCGTCAGCAACTGCTAAGTCAGTAATACCAACAATAGAGCCACCAGTGATTGCTACAGCGTTAGCTTCCTGATTACCAAGAGAACCAACAACTTTCTGGACAGTAAAGCCATCACCAACATAGAGCTTCTTATCCGTGACGTTAACGGCTAATTCTCTTAACGCAAGCGATGACGGTACAGAAGAAGCTGTGGATGATCCCTTGATTTTAATGGTAGGCATTGTTAACCCTCTTTAGAGTTCTTCGTGACCTTCTTCTCTATAGGTTTCTGTTCTTCTTCTTTTACTTCAACATAATCAGGATGTCTACGCATCTGTTTAATGTCATACTCTGATTCAAACTCATGTACTACACCAGATAACTTACAACGAAATTTGACCATTGTGACCTCTTTGTAATTAGGGGAGACTGTTTAGCCTCCCCTATGCTTAATTAAGCAGGTACTGCGATGGGGAACATTGAGGTTGGTACGCTAGCAAGATCACCCTTACGGAGCAAAGAAACACCGTATAGCATGTCGCTAGTAAACAACGTAGCAAGGTATTCTTGCTTGTATTGAGTCTGTGAGCGAACACCCATCTGTTCTGCCATTACTGCTGCATCTTTGTGGAAGATAAGAGCAATACGTGCTGAACCAGTAGCGGTGTCACACTGAGGCGTAACAAACACTTTAACGCCATACACATCACCGATTTGACCGTTACGGATAGTGTTGCCACCAGCGGTTTCACCAACAAAAGCTTGCTCGGTAAAGCGGTTGATACCCATCAACGTGTTACGGCTGGAAGGAGGAACAACCAAGTAACGATCTGTCATAGGAACATCGTTATCATCCAGACGTTGGATCATACGACGAATACCTGCGTCAGTCAATGCTGAAGCGTTGGGCGTACCGCTATTATAAGCAGTGCTACCATCACCACCGATATATGCGTTAGCATAAGCAGAAGTGCCAGCACCGTTGTTAGCGGAACGACCAAGCTGGATAAGATCGGTATCTACTTGACGAGCAAGTGCATAGCCTGCATCTTCCGTATAGAAACGACGAAGCGAGGACAGGGCCTGAACTTCAACGATATCTTCGATGAAGCGGCTGTATTCGAAGTGCTTGTTCAAGAGCACCTGAACTTCAGTCTCAACATCAGCCTGAATCGTAACAGCGGTGTTAGCTGCTTTAGCGAATGCAGAGCCACGGGTGGGAACTGGAATGTGAAGGGTATCGCCTTTCTTACCTTTCATGCTCATCTTGTTGATGAGGTTAGCCATCACAAGAGCTTTTTTGTAAGAAGCAACGATTTCATCAGACCAAATCTCTGGGATGAATTTATCCGCATTGGTCTTGTTAACGATGGAGGAACTACCTCCAGGATAAGCTGCTGAAGCCATTTTAAGAATCCTTTAAGAATTGAGTTAAGTTATCGAACACGTCCTTCAGCATAGGCCCTCATGATGTCATCTTGGTTAGCCATATAACGTTCAGGGTCCGTTAGCTGGAGCCGAATAAGTTCTGCTCGACGATATATTTTATTGCTCGTTTCACCTGTACTGCTTGGAGCTGACACAGTTGCGGCCTTCAATTGTTTAGTGTTTTCTTCTTGCATCTGCTCTGCTGCTTGCTTTACAGCTTCTTGACGTACTTTCTTCAAGGCTTTAAAGTTAGTAAGCAGTTCATGTGCTGAGTCGAAATCAAACTGTTGGTCCGCTGCTGCAAACAACTGACGGCGTACTGGTGACTCGTTCACCCAACCAGCAAACTCAGGGTCTGTTACCACTTGAGTATAGTCAGGGTGGGTTTGAGCTAACCTGTTTGCTGTATTCATCCTAGCTACCTGTGCAGCAGCTACTTGAGCTTGTTGCACTGCTGGATGTTGAGCTACAGCTTTATTTACTGCCTTAACAGGATCGGCAAAAAAATCTACATCATCTTCGACGGCTGCTGATACTGCTTGCTTTGCAGGAGTGATTTGCCTTTTGATCAACTCATCAGCTAACTTACGAACTTCTCCAACTTCTTGAGCTTGTCTACCAATGAGCTTTTCAGCTTCTTGGTGCATCTTGATAATCTCATCCATCGATTTACCCTTGTACTTATCAGGGATCGCTGGTGATTCTTCTGTTACTTGCTCCTGTTGTTGTTTGGCTGCTTCAGCCTGAAATTCATCTTGTTGAACTGCTTCATTGTCAATAGAATCTACAAATTCAGCCATCTGCTTCTCCTAGTCGGGATAAACCCAATTGTTAGGAATTGTTAAAATGTCTAAGTTATCCCTCGTAGTAGGACTTAGACTCTGCTACTTTTAGTGCTTGCTTATGCTGGCGTTCCCATTTGTCATAAGCTCCTGGGAAAGAACCAGTAATACCTTCTAGCTTTACTCTAGGTGCTGCTAGTACTTTATAAGCAACCTCAGTGCAGTGCGGACAAGGTACTTCAGTTGCTTTACTATCTACTAAAAGTTCTGTATGGTGTCCGTTCGAACACACAAAGTCATTCATTACCTTCATTCTGTAAATCCTCATAGACTTTTTCTGAGACTTCTTTGAGTGTCAGGAGCCAATCTAGGATATCTAACTGACCTTTTCTTAGATACAATAGCTTTTCACTGTCAATACTGGTAATGTCTGCTATTGCTTTTCTCATCTTCTCAGCATCATCGATAAGATCTTTCCATCCTACTGATGAGACCATATCGAATCTAGCTTCATAGTATCTTTGTAGTTTTACATCCATGTTGTAATTTTACCACACTTTTTTAGATTTGTCAAGTGTTTTTTTAATTCATTGCATCTTGACGTGTTTGTTCTCTTACGATATTGACCTTTGAATCAATGTCTTTCTCTTTCAACATCAGTTCAGCGATCTTTACTCGACGTTCAAACTCTCTGTTTGGATCATCAATGTTTGTTGATGCAGCTTGAACAACATCAACTTTAAGCTTTTCAGGCATAAGCTGTGCTTCTACCATAGCCTTCTGAGCCTCTGCTTGGGCCTTCTGTGCTCTTGCTTGCTTTTCCTGTACATCAGCCTGTGCTGTAGCCATTTGAATCTGCATAGCCTGCTGTTGAGCCTGCTGTGCTGCTGGATCAGGTTGTGATAGTTGAGCTAATTGCTGTAGAATAGTCTCTCTATTCGGTAATGATGAGGCTTCAACCACACTCTGAAGCAGTAATGGCAGTATAGGACTGTTCGGACCAAGTGTAGACATCAAGGAAATGATCTGAGCCTGTTCAAACTCCCTAGCCATCATACCCATCGTACCTGTTGGGATAAACTTAAAGTCTTGTACAGGGTATCGACGTGAATCAAACTGCATATAACGCCACGCAGCCTTCTCAACAAAGGGAATTAGGAAGTCATCTTGGAAGTTTGTTAGTGCTCTCTTGTTCTTTTTGATTAGACCAGCTACTGCCATTGCTAAACCAGCAGAAGCAGCATCTCCACCAGCTACTTGTCCAGGTAATGAAGCTGAATCAAGTGTTCCTGTAGCCTGTAATAGCATCTTTTCGAACAACTGTGCTGTTTGAATGTTACCTGGATCAGTATTACCAAACTTTAAAGGCTGTAGAATCTCATTAGGAGCGCCATTAGTAAGGATTGTCTTACCAGGACGTACCTCAAACTTAGCTCCACGAGGTAGTCTGGTGGCATCTATAGCCATCATAGGAGCCGTTGTAAGCCCTAAAGAGTCCACATGACTACGAATCTGTGCATCCGTAGCCTTTTGCATGTTGTAGCCCTTCTCAGCCGTTCCTCGACCCCAGAAACGACCAGGAACAATGTCAGCTTGATAAGCCACTATAGGCCTATCTTGCATCATGAAGGGGCTTTCTTCAGCTTTTAATAGTGATTCACCGTTAGCAACCACCACTAAAGCTTCAACCATCTCTGAATATAACTCTTCATCAGGACCAATTGTCTGATCAGGGTTATCTAACAATGCTTTTGGTACTAGTCCATAGTAACGAAGCATCAAAACCTTGTCATCTTGGTAGTAAGTTACATCCTGTGAAGGCTCTAAATCTGTATTCTCAGAAGCAACACCGACATAAACCCTGCGATAGACACCATCTTCCATCGCTTTAATCACGCTGTGACGACCTACATACTCTTCTACTGCACATCCTAGTGCTTCATCGACGCTAGTAGCGTTAGGATCAATTAGGAAGTTCCTAGGGTTAATAGGCTTTAGCTGTACAGAGATTCTATTAGTGGTGTTTACACCCACCATATTCATACCAGGAACTGCTGTAGGTCTGGTAGCTGGAGAAGAATCTTTGACTTCTCGAACAACTAACTCACCGATACCAGTGCCGTATACCTCTGCAAGGGTAACAATGTGAGTTATTGCTTTACGAATACGATCTTTATCAAAGTCTTGTTGTAGCTGTTTTCTCATCAGTTCAATGTCTGTCTTGTCCTGATCCTGTAGATCATCAACAATGTCAAAGAACTGACCTTTACCAAATACAGCTTCGATAATCTCTGATGTCTTGTTATCAATAGCTTGTTGTAGAGCAGGGGATATCAGCTTAGACCGTTCAGAAGATCGTGTTCGATCACTTTCTTCATAGATTCCACGCCATAGACGCTCATACTCATCCCAGCGATCTAAGTAGTTTTCATCTCTATGATCTCTCCACTGGTCACACCGTTCCATCACAAACGCTACAAGAGCATTCTGAGGTGTGGTATCTGAGTCAAATTTCATCTTCAAGTATCCTATTAGTAGCCTGCCACGTCATCCATAACTTCATACTCTTCTTCATCGATTGATTGTGACCAACTAGCAGTCTGTATCTGGTCAATATAGCTAAGTGCATCAATCAAATCATCGTGAGTCTTTGAGTCAGGAAACTGCATTAGCTGGTCAATAAAGATGTTGTTCCATGAACCTTCATTAAGAACAATTCTTCCATGCTCAAATCTACCCTGTAGTGACCAAACAATCCTATCTACTTTCTTCTTATTACCGTGTGTTAGTTCATCAATCCTAGGAAAGAATCCAGTTCTACGCATGATGTCGTGCATGTAAGGCATCACTGCATTCTTCAGTGCACCTTTCTCTATCCCTAAACAAGTGACGTTGTAGTCCTTTGCAGTCTTAAGAATCCTTACTGCTGTCTCTCGGACATCCCACCTACCATGCAGTATGTCAGCAACCCACCAGCCTCTGGTGTTTACTTTAACAACCGCTATCGCTGTTTCATCAAGTCTTGAATTCTTTGACTTGGTTGTCTGAGATATGTCAGTAAAACCACATAGATCCACAGTCATGAAGTAACTACCTTCATCAGGTTCTTCATCACTGATTTTTATCCAATCATGCTTAAACACATCACTCTGTGCTGCTTCAAACGAAGCCATAAACTCTTGTCTGAAAGCAAAGCTAGACATTGAACCTTTAGCAGCTTCAATCTCTGCTGGATCTAACAAAGGATTATCAAAGCTAGTGAAGTGCCATGCCTTGTAATCCTTATCCTTACCGCTATCACCTAGCCTATACAGTTCATAGAAGTGGTTTCTACCCATTGGCGTACCAATGAACATTGCTCTACCCTTCTGATCCGCTAAAGCAGGTCTTAAGATCTGTTCGAACACCTGTGGCTTCATATCAGCGTATTCGTCCATCACTAAATACTTTAAGCTGACACCACGCATTGTCTCTGGTCTGTCTGCACCCTTTAGTGAGATCATTGCACCATTGACTAAGGTAATCTGCATATTATTAACATGACTACCTTTAATGACTGTATGGCCTAGCTCTAACAGCGTAGACCACATAATATCTCTAGCTTGACCTTGCGTTGGCGCTACATACCAGACATGACCTTTCTCAGTCTGTAGTGCCTCTATGATCAGTGTCCAAGCTGCTAACCTAGATTTACCTGTACGTCTACCAGCAGCGATGATCTTAAACCTTGCTGGATCTTTAAAGACATCTTGTTGCCAAGGAAGTAGCTTAACTTGTAGATCCATCGTCTTCTTCGTAATCAATCAACGTGGTTTCTACGTCAACAGGTTCATGTTCAATCATCTCTACTGGATTATCATTCACTCCAGTAATGTTGATAGTAATGGCTCTAGAGCCTCCTCCAACACCTTTCTCTTCAAAATAAGATACTGGCAACATCCTATCAACACACAACTTCAGCGCTGCCATCTGATCCTTATCCTCATCATTCAATGCTTTGTGAACAATCTTACGTATAATGGCCTGTGAGTGTGTCAGCAACAGCGAAGCTGTTAACTCTTTGATCCTTGCTGCTTCACCAGGAGGACGTCCTCTTTTAGCTCTTTTGATGTACTTCTGTACCTCTTCCTTCTTAGGCCTACCTCTTTTCCTTTTTTTCGCAGGCACTTTCTTTACTTCATCGACTGCCACAACATCCTGGCTGACTGATGAAGGTAGCGAACAAGAAGAAGATACTACATCTTCAGTTTTAATTTCGGACATCACTACCTCTATATAGTTTCTCTGCCGGAAGGCAGGACTGTAGGGTGTATATAATTTTATGTATCTACAATGTAGTGTATGACGACTAGTTATAAGTCTATTACTGAATGGTTCTTATACAATGTTTTGTTCATAGCCTACATAGAAGAGTATATTATAGCATATTTTTCAGAGTTTGTCAAGTTATTTGTTCGTATTCAGTGCAGATTCTGTGCTGTAACCAGTGCAGACTGCATACCAACACAGGCTATGGCGGGACTCCATTAACATGGTGTCATAGGCTCCGCAGAGGCAATATAGTTAACTCATTGATTCTAAAGAGATTTCTTATTAGTAATGGATTATCATTAGCATTGTCTATTTTGCTCTTTTTTGAGGCTAGGTAGCTTTCCTATTTTGCTCTTTTTTGTGTCTAGATAGCACCACAATAATTTACTACACAACTCTACCCCCTCCCCCTATGTTGAGAATGATTCTCATTTGAGATTCTGTGCTGTCTGTGAAGTCTGTGCAGATGAGAATGATTCTTAATTGGTAATCTGTGCTGATTGCTGTGCTGTGCTAACTGTGCAGGGCTGTGTAGATACATGTGTGTACCGATGAAGCACCACATAGAGATACATAGAGATACTTGGTTGACCACATAGATACACCTACAGAGACACCTAAGACTGTGCAGACTGTGCAGATGTTCCACGTGAAACTGTTGTATTCGAACAACATTACCGTTCATCCTTGGATATTGTCCGTTTGTCCAGATAGATGCAAAAACCTATTGAAACATGTTCGGAAACTCTATAAGATGGTTTTCATCGCAACCAACAAAGGATTAATCAAATGAAAATCGAACTAGACAAAATTGAAGCCCTTAGAATCCTGGAAATTCTACACGACCTGCATAAAATGACTATGGATGATTTATCCGATCCTAAGATAGTAGGTACACTGCAAGCAAAAGCTTTTGTTTCATCATTAGATGTTCGAGAATATTTAAACGAAGCATATGTCAAACTTCACGCTTAACTAGTGTCCAGCTTACAATGCCTTACAACATAGGGCATTGTTGGAAGTACACTAAAGCTTCAATCAACCACCACAAAGGATTATCTATCATGAGCAAAGCAACTTACAACGGCTGGACTAACTACGCTACTTGGAGAATCAACCTAGAAATGTTCGATGGTTCTGAGGATACTTGGAGTGCTGACAGTGCACGGGAATTTGTCGAAGAAATAATCTATTCGACCACCACTGAAGGTGTTGCCCGTGATTATGCGCTAGCGTTTATCTCTGATGTAAACTGGCATGAGATCGCTGCACACTATCAGGAAGAAGAATCGGAAGAGGAAGAGCAAGCATGAAAATCGTAGGCTATCTAGTAACGTACTATCTAAGCTTAGAGGGTGGTTTAGAACACTTGGATAGGTTCGATACGTTGGACGATGCAGAAGACTTCGTTGATCGATTAGAACCCGAAGAGTTTTGGATTAACCCTATCGTAGACTTATCAGGAGAATAGACATGCAATCTAGTGATCTTGTGTTGTATCTTGGTGGCAGTGCTTTCGGTGTATTGTTCGCTGTGCTTATCTTTTTAGGGGTTTAACATGTATAAACTTCACTATTTTCACGGTACAGAAAGGTTAAAAGACATTAGAGCCATCACTAATGAGCAATTCAATGCACTGGGTGGTAAGCGTTCAAAAGCTAATTACTACGACTCATTCAAGCGATTAGCAGGGCTAACCGAAGATAACGTGCTTTTGCCAGTAGAACGTGCAACCCAATATCGGAAATATGCTAGTTTGCATACTTGTAATGCTAAATGCTTGAATGGAAAAGAGACCGGTATATGTGAGTGCCAATGTGGAGGAAAAAACCACGGCTTAGGCTCTATACAATAAGGATTCAATAAAATGATTCAATTATACTTTAATGGAAAACCTTGTGAGATAGTCAGCAGAGACTCTGCAGACGGTACTGTATGCATACGCTATGCCGCTGATAATCCTAACTGGCCCTTTCCGAATTATACTTGGGTTAATCCCAGTGTATTGTCTAAGCTTAGGCAGTCACAAAAGCAGAAAGCCTTAGAAGGCATCGAGGAGGCTCCATTTTAACCTCGGTACAGTGCGAAGGTCAACCTGAACACGATCGTGCCTTCTAGGCCCCTTAAAACACGTTTAAAAGGTATTCCTGAATGACTAAAGAAATGTTGGATGAGTTACTGTATCTGATTGAGCTTCAAATTAAGGCTAACATTGCCATTGCATTAGGCCATGCTGATGTTGCTGATAAAGAAGCAGAAAGGGAACATGTTCAATACTATCGACTTGTTTCGTTGATTGAATCAATGAAGGACGATCTTAAATAGAAAGGTAGGGACGGAAGATTAGATGCTTATCATGCAATGAAGCCTTAAGTGACTACGAAGCCTCTAGGCGTAGTGTTCGAACACACCAGTACATTGACTTATGTAATGGATGTTTCAAGTATGTACGTGATGAGATTGCTGCTGTTGGTAATGTTCAATTGATCAATGAAGGAGATGATGACATTGTAAGCAAACGTAACATTGATGAAGAATGACTTGACAACTTTAGTTTTTTCTGATACCCTAAATCTATATAGGCTATGTAGGCTACTTAGGCTACTTAGGCTACTTAGGCTACTTAGGCTACTTAGGCTATGTACTAAGTATATACTATGTATAATATTTAATATATACTTAGTACTTAGACTATTTAGCCTATGTACAGTAGGGCTTAACATAAGGATTGTTCGAAATGTACCCTGATGACGAGTTTTTACCTGAAGAAGCCTTTGATTACACTAAAGGTGAGTATGAAGATATGCACGAAGACCATAACATCAATGATGTGTTAAATCGTTTTGTTCGCTTATGTCAAGAGTATGGTTTTTACTTCATGATGCGTCAGTTAACTAAGGCTCTTAACGCTAAAGGGTTCAACGTATGAGAAAGCTTATACAGCCACGCAAGCGTAAGGTTAACCCTTACGTAGCCTACCTAGAGAATCATGGCCGCCATGCTACCTTAGAAGACCTCATAAAGGCATTCCCTAACAAGACATCTAAGCAGATAAGAGACTCTATGTCTAAGTTAGTTGATAACTACACTGTTGATAGGGATATTAAGAAGGATGATCACCAATACTTGATATCGTATTCACTAGGTGGATACAACACCAAAGACAACACTGGTATCTGTTGGCATAACCCTTTTAACTTGAGGTAAGTATGGCAGAGAACAAGAATGCAAAGACACCAACGGATGATGGACAGCCGGTGGCGTGGTTATCAGAGGGCGGCGATGTGTCTCGTAGTAAACGGTATATGGATGAAATGGGATTTAAATGCAACCCCCTCTACACCGCACCACCAAAGCGTGAATGGGTTGGATTGACGGATCAGGAAATCTATGAATATGCAGATAAGTATCTTTATCAGCATGGCAGTAATTACGGTATCAAAGCATTCGGTAAAGCCATTGAAGCCAAGCTAAAGGAAAAGAACACATGAACTACCGTATCAAAGACCCTAAACAAGTAGTCCTTCATGCTCAAGGCGGAAGTGGTGGTGTGTGGTATGGGCCAGAACCACCAAAGAAGCAATGGGTTGAACTAACGGATGAGGAGATACAGGACTTGAGTTATCTATCTCAAAAGATTGATGCTAGCAATTCAGAGTGGTTTGATCGGTGGGGATTCGCACG